TTAATTCATTCGTTTTTTTATACTGCTTGCCGGAAAGTATCTGTATAAGGTGGATACGCCAATACCAAAAATAATAGCTAATTGCTGCCGAGGATGGCCTTTCTCTAATAGCCGACTAATCTGTTCCTGTTCATGTTTGTTGATCGCCCGAGGGCGCCCTCCCAGTCGTCCTTGCGCTCTGGCGGCAGCCAGTCCGGCAAGGGTTCGCTCGACGATTAATTCTCGCTCCATCTCGGCCAGTGCTGACATTACATGAAAAAAGAATCGCCCCATCGCGCTACTGGTATCAATACTATCGGTTAAAGAATGGAAGTGAGCTCCACGTTCATGTAATTCTGATATTAACGCCACCAGATTTTTCACGCTACGGCCCAGTCTGTCTAATTTCCAGACGACAAGAGTATCGCCTTTATTTACATACTTTAACGCCCGTTTCAGGCCGGGGCGGTTTGCAATCTTGCCACTGATACGGTCTTCAAAAATGCGGTCACAATTTGCACTAGTAAGCGCATTACGCTGTAAATCGATATTTTGGTCAATTGTTGACACCCGAATATACCCAATAGTAGCCATGATTTTCTCCTTTACATCAGATAAGGAAGAATTTTAGTCGCTTTTCTCATGGAGGATTGCTTTATCAAAAACCTTCCAAAAGGAAAATTTTATGGCACAAGTAATCAACACTAACAGTCTGTCGCTGCTGACCCAGAATAACCTGAACAAATCCCAGTCCGCACTGGGCACCGCTATCGAGCGTCTGTCTTCTGGTCTGCGTATCAACAGCGCGAAAGACGATGCGGCAGGTCAGGCGATTGCTAACCGTTTTACCGCGAACATCAAAGGTCTGACTCAGGCTTCCCGTAACGCTAACGACGGTATCTCCATTGCGCAGACCACTGAAGGCGCGCTGAACGAAATCAACAACAACCTGCAGCGTGTGCGTGAACTGGCGGTTCAGTCTGCTAACAGCACTAACTCCCAGTCTGACCTCGACTCTATCCAGGCTGAAATTACCCAGCGTCTGAACGAAATCGACCGTGTATCCGGCCAGACTCAGTTCAACGGCGTGAAAGTCCTGGCGCAGGACAACACCCTGACCATCCAGGTTGGTGCCAACGACGGTGAAACTATCGATATCGATCTGAAGCAGATCAACTCTCAGACCCTGGGTCTGGACTCACTGAACGTGCAGAAAGCGTATGATGTGAAAGATACAGCAGTAACAACGAAAGCTTATGCCAATAATGGTACTACACTGGATGTATCGGGTCTTGATGATGCAGCTATTAAAGCGGCTACGGGTGGTACGAATGGTACGGCTTCTGTAACCGGTGGTGCGGTTAAATTTGACGCAGATAATAACAAGTACTTTGTTACTATTGGTGGCTTTACTGGTGCTGATGCCGCCAAAAATGGCGATTATGAAGTTAACGTTGCTACTGACGGTACAGTAACCCTTGCGGCTGGCGCAACTAAAACCACAATGCCTGCTGGTGCGACAACTAAAACAGAAGTACAGGAGTTAAAAGATACACCGGCAGTTGTTTCAGCAGATGCTAAAAATGCCTTAATTGCTGGCGGCGTTGACGCTACCGATGCTAATGGCGCTGAGTTGGTCAAAATGTCTTATACCGATAAAAATGGTAAGACAATTGAAGGCGGTTATGCGCTTAAAGCTGGCGATAAGTATTACGCCGCAGATTACGATGAAGCGACAGGAGCAATTAAAGCTAAAACCACAAGTTATACTGCTGCTGACGGCACTACCAAAACAGCGGCTAACCAACTGGGTGGCGTAGACGGTAAAACCGAAGTCGTTACTATCGACGGTAAAACCTACAATGCCAGCAAAGCCGCTGGTCATGATTTCAAAGCACAACCAGAGCTGGCGGAAGCAGCCGCTAAAACCACCGAAAACCCGCTGCAGAAAATTGATGCCGCGCTGGCGCAGGTGGATGCGCTGCGCTCTGATCTGGGTGCGGTACAAAACCGTTTCAACTCTGCTATCACCAACCTGGGCAATACCGTAAACAACCTGTCTGAAGCGCGTAGCCGTATCGAAGATTCCGACTACGCGACCGAAGTTTCCAACATGTCTCGCGCGCAGATTCTGCAGCAGGCCGGTACTTCCGTTCTGGCGCAGGCTAACCAGGTCCCGCAGAACGTGCTGTCTCTGTTACGTTAATTTATTTCGTTTTATTCAGCCCCGTGAATTCGGGGCTTTTTCATTTAGCATAGATGAATATATATTTATGGAATGTATGGCTGTAAATGATATTTCCTACGGGCGAGAGGCTGAAATATGGCCGCGGGATTATTCTATGCTTGCTCGTCGAGTTCAATTTCTACGTTTTAATGATATCCCTGTTCGATTGGTGAGTAATAATGCCCGGATAATCATAGGCTACATTGCGAAGTTTAATCCGAGGGAAAATTTGATTCTGGCTTCGGATAAACCTAAAGGAAATAAGCGCATTGAAGTTAAATTAGAGTCTCTGGCAATTCTTGAAGAATTATCAGGTAATGACGCTTTTAATCTTTCGCTGATGCCGACTGACGAATTTAATCTTCAGCAATATACTCCATCGAGAAGAGATTATTTCTCGATTTGCAATAAGTGCTATAAACAGGGAGTCGGTATCAAAATCTATATGAAGTATGGACAGGTTTTGACTGGCAAAACGACAGGCGTAAATGCGTGTCAGGTTGGTGTGAGGACATCCAATGGCAATCATATGCAAGTTATGTTTGACTGGGTGAGCAGGATCACGTCTTCGGACTACGCTGAATAACGCCTACGGTAATAAAAAATTCCGTGAGAAAATATTGCTCCTGGAGGAACAGAGACCATTCGACAGCGCATAGATAGTTTCGCCGCTGCTCGTGCCACTACGGCCAGGACGCTTAAAGCAGCTGACAGAAAAGAATTGATCATTAAAGCTTCGCAAAGAAGGTCTGCTGAATCTTCGCAAATCTATGGATACCGTAGCCCAACATCCTGGCGTCTCACGGGCAACTGCTTATCTTTATGCTCGACAGTCTGACTGCGAGCTTTGCCCCAGCCAGGCAGGACTCTCAGTGAGTGTTCTATTTTCTTTGACTCTCGTATTCCAATTCTTTCAGGAGTTATTGGTGAGACTTTTGGCGTTTTGCCCTGTCACCCATCGCGCAGCCGCTTTACCCACCGCGTCATTTGACTCCAGTGTCCGTAAGGTTCTCTGCAATCCTCACCAGGCGGCAATGGACGTAAAAAAGCCCGCAGAGCTTGTGCTATACGGGCTTAGTAGACTTTACTGAACTTCAGTACATCAATATTTGGTGGGCTGGCGGAGTCTGAATAAATTTCTCAATGTATTAAATATAAAGGATTTTTCCGTATTCAACTTTCAGTTGTGTACCTAAACGTGTACCAATTATCAAATGTCATAGTAATACCATCCCTCTTTAGAAATGTGTCACCTTTTTCATGTAGTCTTTTTTCTTAAATAATAAGCACAGAAAAAAAGTTTTTTTGCATTTAACTGTTCACACTGTTCACCTCGGTTATTTCTCATTTTATATCAAGTGGTTAGGTGGTGATGAGTTGGTGAAGAGTGAACAGTCGACTCTTCACCTTTGTGTTTTTTGCTCGTTCTGGATGCGCTAGGTCAGGCGATGCGCGGTGGGATAAAAAGTTTTTTCAGGTTTTATTGTTCACACTGTTCACCTCCGGTTTTTTATCAATAATTTCATGGTGATACAGGGTGAATATACGGTGAAGGGTGAACAGTGGATTGTTCACCTTGTGGCAATGGCCAGAAAGGAAAAGACCGGCTGTTGCCGGTCTGAGTGAGGTTATGTTGCTGTGGGTTCGTCGCACTTCGGCAGCCAGTCGCCGTAGCTTTCTTCTTTCAGCGACAGATTGGTTTGTATCCCCTGCTTTGTGTGTCGCTTCTCATAATTCAGGCCGTACTCTTTCAGCATCATGGGCAGCCCCAGCCCGAACATTTTCAGGCTGAGCACGTTCCTGTACCCGTTAGCCTCCATATAGGCCAGATACGCGTGATAGAGATATTTACGATAATTACGCGGGATGATGCTGGCATTCCCCATAAACATCCCGTTGGTCTGCGGGAGCATTTCCAGATAGCCGCAAAAATCAAACGTCGGGTCAGCATCACGCTTGATGCTGAGCGCCTCGTCGGAGTTCTGCTGCGACTGGAGCAGTGCGCGCGCGGTCATCGGGTCGCTGAATTTCTGCATAAGCTGGCGCACAATGACGGCCAGCTCGCGCGCAATTTTATCCCTGAGCTGCGGGTCGCGTTCCTCCGGAGCAATTTGCTCCGGGAAGTGAATAATCACCCGGCGACGTGATACCCCGCCGCTGCGGTCGGTGAAGCGCATCGGGTTGTTGTTCACGGCCAGAATCACCGCCGGAATATGTGTTGAGTACGGGTTCTGGTATTTCGGGTCAACTGAGACCGCATCGCCGCCGGTGATGGCTTTGAGTCCTGCCCCGTCACCGCTCCATTTTTCCTGGTCAGGCAGACGGATAAGCGAGAAGCCAATCAGGGAGGCACGCTTGCGCGGGTCTTCCAGCGTGTCAATGTCGGCTGACGTGGCGTTATCTTCCCCAGCAAGCAATGTCGCAATTTCGGCCAGAATACTTTTCCCGCTGCCACCCGGACCGGTGACTTCGAGAAAGAGCTGCCAGTCGTAACGGTTCGCCAGCACCATAAACAGCGCGGCCAGAATCACGTCGCGTTTTTGTGGATTTTTACCGGCCGCACGGTCGAGCCAGCGCCAGAAGTTCGGCGCGTGAGTCTCCAGCGTTTCCCTGTCCACCGGCGGGGTAAAATCCACATCGCATAGCGTGCGCAGCCAGTGCGATTTGTGGTGCGGGCTGAATACGCCGCTTTGAGTATCGAGTACCCCGTTGCGAAAGCCAATCAGACGACGTGCTGGTGTGTCCTGCTGCGGAATAATCAGCTTCAGGGTCTCCACCACCGAGGCGATTTTCCCGGATGAGAACGGAGCGCGTAAGCGCTGGAATAAATCAGCCACATTCCGTGAAAAAGTGGCGGCAGGGATATTTTTCCAGATGCCGTTTTCATAGCGGGACAGGAGCTGGCCGTTCGCATCCACCGCCAGCGCTTCGCCGTAATGCTCATGCACCCGCAAAGCCTTGTCGCTGGCGCTCATGGCGGTAAATTCCGCCTCGCTCATGGTGTCGAACGGACTTTGCGCCGGTGGCCGGATAGCGTCATAAATGGCTTTCCGGGTGGCTTCTTCACCTTTCTGCATAAACGCATCATTCCAGTCACCGAACACCGGCGGCAGGGCAACAATGCTCTCACAGGCATCTGCGGCCGCAGCGGCTTTACTCTGGCCATCGCCGTTCAGGTCACGGTCGGCGGCGAGCACAATCTGACAGGCCGGATATTTCTGACGGGCAAGGCTCGCCAGAGAAAGGAGGTTTACCGACGACAGCGCCACCATGACGGTTTCCCCGGTCAGGTGATGCACGGTGAGCGCGGTCGCATACCCCTCTGCAATCCACAGGCGTTTTCCGGCCTGTTTTTTCCCTTCGATGATATGACATGCCCCTTTGACCTGACCGCCTTTCAGGGTGCGTTTGAGACCGTCAGCATTGATAAGCTGAAGGTTAACCAGTGCGCCGGTATCCTCATACAGCGGGACAACCACATCCCCGGCGCGGAACGTCACGCCGCCGGTTTTATGCATGACGGTGAGCATCAGACATTCCAGAACGGGGAAGCCCTTGCGGGTCAGGTAGGCGTTGCCGGTGGCCGGTCGGGTTTTCTCCATGAGCCTGACGGCCAGCGCGGCGGCCGCCTGGCGGTCGGCATTGGTTTCTGTCTCTGCGGCTGCAATCACCTCCGGGGCAACCGGCGACAGGTTGCCGGTAACGGCGTTCACCCTCCCGGCAGCTTCTGACGGGGTTACGCCAAACACTTTCTCTACCAGCTTAAGCCCGTCACCAGCGCCGCACTGGTTGCAGAACCACGTCCCGCGCCCCTCTTTATCGTCAAAGCGGAAACGGTCAGAACCGCCGCACACCGGACAGGCCTGATGGCGGTTTTTAATGACCTTCACACCCAGCGCCGGGAGAATGTTCGGCCAGTGGCCGCACGCCTGTTTTACGGTTTCTGATACGTTCATTTTCATTGTTATTTTCTCCCTCAATGCAGTACCGGTGTGGTGATATGGCGGGCGCAGAGTTCATCCATCACGGCGAGCCCGAGAAAGGACAGCGACGGCGCGGCCTTGAGTGGTCCGGCTTCCATTAAATCTTCCAGCAGTGCACAGGCAATCTGACGGCCTTTTTCCTCGCCATGCTGGCGCAGGTAGAAGCCCTCCAGCTCGGCGGCAATGGCGCTTTCCAGTGTGTCGAGGGTGAGTTGCGGGTAGCGGTGCTGACGTTCGCACAGGGTCAGCCATGCACAGGCCACGGCGCGACGATACAGCGCGGCGCGTAATACGGGCGGTAATGGTTTTTTCATACGTTGCCCTCCCCGGTCAGCCAGTGCTGATTGCAGCGTTCGACCACACCGTCGAGCTGGGCGGTCATGAGATAAATCACGGAGGTGAGCTGTAACTGCTGCGCAGGGTCACGACGAACGGTGGCGCAGTCCTGCACCTGCATCAGCTCATTGACAAGCTGGCCGACGTTGCGCATGTGCTCAAGGCATTCGAGGTCACGGGCGGTAATGGTGGTGTGTCTCATGCGCGCACCTCCGCAACCGGCAGACGGCCAGCAAACGAGAGGACGTAATCGCGAACAAGAGAAAGGCGTGCGGCGTGCTCATCACCGGCAACAGTGCGGAGCATACAGATACGGGGTTTACGGTCTGCACGACGAACGGCGGCAAACACAAAGACAAACTGCGGGTGTGACGGGGTGAGGGTCGTAGCCATAAGGGCAACCTCCTTGAAGTAGCGGTTATCGCCACCACCGGAGTTCTCACGCTCGGGTGGTAGCCCAGACGGGGGTGAGAAACCGGCCTTCAAGGGAACCGGCCAGCCCGAAGGCTGCCCCGCCTGAGCCACCATTACGCGGATACAGCAACGGCTAAAGAACCGATGCGTAAACAACAGGTGCACATAGGCATAGACACAAAAAAAGACGCATGGCGCGTCTGGTGTCGCCTTGAAGTAACTCGGGTTCTCACGCCCGGCTGCCGATTTTGCGACAGCGGGAAAACTATACCTGGAAACGACGAAAAGAAGCAAGCCAGAAAAAGGGGCTGTTTGCTGAACGGTCATCATCATGCGTCATAGCCCCGGTTGCGTTCGGCAATGCGATCCGCCATCCATGCGGTGATTTCAGACTGCGCCCACGCCACGTTTTTACCACCGAGGGAGATTTGTTTCGGGAAGGCTTCCCGGCTGATGAGGTCATAAACAGTTGACCGGGACAGGCCGCATAAATGCATCACTTCGGGCAGACGAATAAAACGCTCCTGGACGACATCAGAAAGCGGCATCAATGGGGCTGCAGGCGCTGAAGACGGGGAAGAAAAAACAGTGTGCATCGGGCTACCTCATAAAGTCCATACAGTGCCGGTCGTGTCTTTCCGGCGTCAGGTAGCTCCTTATTATGGTTATATTTTCCCTCAGGTCATGTGAGATTTTCGGGGAAACAAACATTGACTTTTCGCTATGGCAAACAAAGGCAAACACTGGCAAACAGATGCAAATCACTGCATTATAATGCAGCAATTTCTATTTCCTTTAGTTATATATTTTCTATTTTTAATTGAAATAAAGTCTAAAAGGTATCGACAGAGAAAAACAGAAGGGTGAACAGTGGTGAACAGACGGTGAACAGTCAGACCTTCAACTGTTCACCATTTAATTAACTGTATTACTTATCTTTTTTCTCAAGGTGAACAGTAGTGAATAGTTATTAGTAAAAAAACAAACAGTGAGTAAGGTTTTCCTGAGACCTTTCTCTGGCCAGCCGGGTTTTAAGGTCTGTTTGTGCCATTTTTGCCACAACGGCAATGAATCGTGTTGTTGTGTCTGGCGCGGCAGAATCTCCTCAGATTGAAACGAAGAGGAGACCCGACATGACCCAGACTGCTGTTATTCCCGACTACCTTAAACCCTTGATGGAACGGCTTGAGACGGCCAGAGAAGCACATCTGACCAATGCCCGACGCATGGACGAAACCGCGACGGCCATCAGTCAGGTGCAAACGCAAAAAAATGAACTGGAGCAGGAAAACGGCACTGATTCGGGAGCCTGGCGTACCGCCTTTCGTGCCGGTGGTGCTGTCATTACCGATGAGCTGAAACAACGCCATATAGAGCGCGTGACACGGCGTGAACTGGCGCAGGAATGTGACAACATGGCTGAGGTGCTGGCTTTTGAGCTGGACAGCCTCCGGGGAGCCTGTGACCGCACGGCCAGAGCATACCGTCAGGCACATCACGGCGTCCTCAGTCAGTATGCCGAGCATGAACTCGATGCTGCCCTGCGTGAAAGCTGCGGTGCCCTCGTCAGAGCAATGAAGCTCAGCATACTGGTTAAAGAAAATCCGCTTGCCAATACCATCGGCAATCAGGGCTATATCCAGCCAGAGCAGGCCGTTATGCAGCAGGTTAAAGCGTGGCTTGAACAAGCCGTGAAAGGCTGCAATATCCGTCTGACCGATGAACCGGTGCTGTTTAAAACAGGACTGTCGGCCTCCACGCTGCCGCATATGGAGCATGACGTTGCGGCCACGCCCGGCCAGCGCAAAGTCTGGCAGGAAAAAATGCGGGAACGTGAGGCCGACCTGAAAGCACGGGGATTACTGTCATGATGCGCTGTCCATTCTGCCGCACGGCGGCCCACGTTCGCACCAGCCGCTATATGTCGGAGAGCGTCAAAGAAAGTTACCTGCAGTGCCAGAATGTGCACTGCTCGGCGACATTCAAAACGCATGAGTCGATTTTTGAAGTGATACGTTCCCCGGTCGTCGATGAGAAACCCGCACCGATGCCGACAGCACCCGCAGCTCCACGTCGGGTAAAAGGCTGCTACAGCTCACCGTTCCGCCATTAATCAGGAGAGATAACCCGTGACCACCCTGACCTTACAGCAGGCGTTTGAGGCCTGTCAGACGAACAAAACCGCGTGGCTGAACTGTAAAGCCGAACTGGCCGCCTCAGTGCAGGAATATCAGGGATTATTGCTGGATGACAGCGCATCCGGTTCCCGCAGATTACAGACGCTGCGTGACCTGATTGACGTAAAAAAATGGGAGGTTAATCAGGCCGCCGGTCGCTACATTTCCTCGCATGAAGAGGTGCAGCGCATCAGCATCCGTAACCGGCTGCAAGATTTTATGCAGCAGAACGGCGCAGAGCTGACCGCCGCGCTGGCACCCGAGCTGATGGGGATTAAAAACCAGCCCGCGATGATAAAAAATCGCGCGCTTGACCGTTCAGCCTCTTACCTGAGAGAAGCTCTTTCCGTCTGGCTGGCCGCAGGAAATGACATTAATTATTCTGCACAGGACAGCGACATTTTAACGGCCATCGGATACAGGCCTGACGCGCCTTCGCGGGATGACAATCGTGAAAAATTCACCCCAGCACAGAACATGATTTACACCCGTCGACGCGCCGAACTGGCCGCGCAGTAGCCTGTCAAAAAATCCCCGTAATTCCCGCCATTTTTCCCGAATTAAGCCATGCATCCAAAGGGTGCATGGCTTTGCATGCGTTTTACCGCCCTTGCACTCCCGACCAGCGCCAGTCCCGGCGCGGCCTGAGGCCGCCTTTGCACTTGCATTAAAAGCGACCCCTTAAGCGGGCAGGCGTGGCGGGGAAAGCATTGCGCGCTTCCCTACCAATGATTTTAATTGTAATTTATATCAGTAGAGAGAACCCGACATTTAAATGAATATTTAAGGAATATAAATGAATTGCAAAACTATCATTCTTCGTTTCAGGGATTTGGTCACACCCGCCGGAGAAACAATCACTCTACATCAGGATATAATCAAATCTAAGGGCTCAGTTTGGTGGGGATGGTGGGCAAAAGCTGATGAACAATGTCCAAGGGAGTTTAATGATTTAAAAGCTCAAATATCTGAAAATAATCCTCTGGAAATATACCTTTTTGATAGTGGCCAGTTAAAAATATACTTTGCAAATTTAATCGGTATTTCTACCAATTTCGATAAGCACCCTTGTCCTGTTCGTGACATGACACCGCCATATTATAGTGATCAGCAATATAATGTGTGGTTCAATTTTTCATCTATAGAAGAAGTTTCTGATTGTTCAGGTTTAATAAATGGGCTGGCATACTCAGGTGCTGTGAAAGATTTTTTCAAAAATAATGATATGTTCCAAATTTACTCGGGTAAGCAAATATCTTCCTTACTTGAGTTGCGTTGTCAAGATAGGACTATATGGTTTGTTGATAAATTTGACTCAGGCAAGCATAAAACTCACGAAATAATATTGAGTAATGCAAATGTTAGTGTTCCCTCTGTCTTTCCAAAAAGGCCAATCGAGTTAACTGAAGGAAGACTGCTTTGGTTATCTGATTTACACTTTGATGAAAATCAAAAATATCATCAATTCGATCAGCGTGATCAAAAAAAACTAAGTGCAATAATAAAGGATTGGGCACAAGAAGTTGAGGGGGTCCTTATCTCCGGGGATATAACTTGGCGCGCAACAGAAAATGAGTTCAAGCAAGCAGAAGAATTTATAGAAAACTTATGCTCATCTAAAAGAGTAAATATTGATGGTATCGGTATGTGCCCTGGTAATCACGATGTTAGTTTTAGCGAAGATTACTCGGCGGATGTTAAAAAGGCTCTAGTGAAATACCACGAAATGCAGCATGGTAATGGGAATCTGTCAAGCGATGAGTGGGAATCATTAATTGCAGTAGATGTGTTGCCAGAATTTAAAAGAAATTATGAACAGTTCTTCAGAAATATTGTTAGTACCGACGCCAATCAATATTTGTCAATGGGAAAACGTTTTTTAATAATGAATCAAAAAGTAGTGGATGTATGCTTCTTGAACTCAAACTCATTACAGCAACATAAACTTGCTTTCCAGGGACAGGGCTATGTAGGTGTCAAACAAAGAGATGATGCAGCAAAAGAAATGGGATGGAAACGTAATAAAAAAATCACAGGTGGTTATCGAGTTGTAGTTTTGCATCATAATTTGTATCCAGTTAATTACGCTGAAACTCCTTATATTGGGGTTGCTAGCGGTTTGGTATATGATACAGAAGCAATTTTAAAATGGTGTTTTGAAAATGGTGTTGATCTCATTCTTCATGGGCATACTCACGAACGGTGTGTTACTAAGGTTAGTAGAAAGGTTGACAATCATGATAAATCAGTATGGATCGTCAGTTTAGGTAGTACAGGCGTCATTCAAGGACATCTTGTCGGATGCAACGAATTCGCTGAGTTAGATTTCGAAGGCGACAGGATAAAGGTTATGTTTTATAATATTAAACATAATACCATTGAACATAATGGTGAAATTATACTGGACTAATTATGAAAAAACTGTTAATAACTGATCTTGATAACACACTTTACGATTGGGTCTCATTTTACGCTCAATCTTTTTCTGCTATGTTTGATAAATTGGTTGAAATATTAGAAGTATCCAGAGACGAACTTACAAATGATTTTAAAAAGGTGCACTTAAAGCATGGGAATTCTGAGTATCCATTTGCGACTTTGGAATTAGAATCGGTCAAGAGGAAGTTCAATGGAGTTTCAAAGGAGATTATTTTGTCTGAGTTGGATGAAGCATTTCATGCTTTCAACTCGGTTAGAAAGAGAACATTAGTTTGTTATCCTGGAGTGTTAGAAACCTTAGAAGAGCTCAAGTCACGGGGTGTTGTCATTGTTGGACATACAGAAGCTCCGGTCAGGAATGCTCTATTTCGTCTAGAGTCGTTAGGCTTGAAAAAATACTTAAAACATTTATATGCTCCTAATGCTCGATATTATGATGATTTAGATCGGAATAGTAAGGATTGGGTTGAATCTTACGGTAATTTTATTTTTAAGTTGAGTGAGGATGAAAAGAAACCAAATCCACATTTGTTGGGTGATATTTGTTATCGGGAGGGTGTTGATTTAAAAGATGCTATTTATGTCGGCGATTCAATAATCAAAGATATATCTATGGCTAATAGTGCTGGTATTGAGTCAATTCTTGCATCATATGGGAAACAACATAATCCTGATTATTGGAAGGTATTAGTTTCGATTACTCATTGGAGTGCAGATGATGTTCAGAGAGAGAGCAAACTCAAAGAGTTATACTCTCATGTCATCCCTACCTACTCTATAAATAAATTTAGTGAGATTTTGGAAGTGATTTGATTTATACATCTGTGAAAGCCATGTTGCTCACATGGCTTTGTTTATGAAGTTACCCCACCACTGCATTAACTCTTTCCTTTGTTCCAAATATAATGCTCTATTGTAGGCACGCCTTACTTCATTTTTCTCAATGTGAGCTAAAGCAGACTCAATGACGTCAGAATTAAATCCTGTTTCATTCATCGCGGTGCTGGCTATTGAACGCATTCCGTGCGCAACAAGTTTCCCCGCGTACCCGATTCGCTTTAGTGCAGCATTAGCAGTTTGACTGTTCATAGGTTGTTTCGGATCGTTCCTGCTGGGGAAAATATGTTCTCGGTGAGCACTGATAGGTTTCATCACTTCAAGAATATCTAATGCTTGAGATGAAAGAGGTACTATATGTTCACGTTTGGCTTTCATTCTTTCGGCTGGAATTGTCCAGAGTTTTGCCTCGAGATCTATCTCTGCCCACCGAGTACCAGAAGCCTCAGAAGGACGTACAAGAGTCAGGAGTTGCCACTCAATCAGACAGCGAGTAGGAATCGACAAATTAGACATAACTAAAGAACGCATTAAATTTGGCAATTCTTCTGGCCGCAGCGTAGGCATGTTTTGCTTTTTGGGTCTTTCAAAAGCCATACCAACACCAGATGCCGGATTAGCATCAATTAGGCCAGTGTTGACTGCGTAAATCATTATTTCGTTAACACGTTGTATCAAACGGCGAACTGTCTCCAACGCCCCGCGCGCTTTTATTGGTTCCAGTGCTTCAACAATTGTTCTGGCTTTAAGCTCCTGAACAGGTATTGCGCCGATAGCAGGAAAAACATCCTTTTCTAATGAGCGCCAAATATCTTTCGCGTAATCTTCTGTGACGCTTTTGCTCTTCATTTTGAACCAGTTGGCGGCCACAGTTGAGAAAATGCTATCCAGCTCAATCTGACGTTTTTCTGACGCCTGTTCTTGTTGCTGTTGTGGATCTATGCCTTGGGCAATGGTGGTTAAGTGTTGGTCGCGAATCTGACGAACTGCTGCAAGTGTAAGTGCAGGGTATGAGCCGAGACTTAAATTGGTTCGGCTGCCACTGACCGGACGCTGATAGCGGAATCGCCAGAGTTTTTTACCAGAGGTTTTGACGAGCAAGAACAGGCCATCCCCATCATGAAGTGTGAAGTCTTTTTCACGGGGTTTAGCTTTGAGTATTTCGTTGTTGGTGAGGGGGCGTGTGATGCGCGCCAT